ACTACAGAGATAGACGTGGGAAGTGGATTGAACCTCGTTACCAATAACGGTAATAAGTCTCAATCCACTTCCCACGTCTATCTCTGTAGTGTATGTTGTTGCATCAAGACCATCAACTGGTGCTGGGAATGGAAAGATTACATCTGTTAAATTAAAGAATAATCCAGGAGGTGATCCAACCTCAAGTAAATCAATTGTTGAATTAGAACCTGTCGAATTACTTGTAATTTGTAAATCACCAGACACTAACGATATAGTTGCTCCACCAACCTCACTATTAAACACATCAATTAACTGGACATATGTTTGCACCTCATCACCGGTTGTTGTTATTGTTTGGGTACCACCACCATCAACAGCGACAGCTGTTTGATAAGTAATACCTGTTCCAGCAACAGCTGCTTGAATTTGTCCAGCGCTCGGTGAACCACCAAAATCAATACTTGAGAACAGAGGATCTGATCCAGTATCTGTTATACTAATTGATGAAGAAATACCCGTAATGTTGCTTGTGACTCGTAAATCACCACCTGGCAGTGATACTGTCGCTCCTGATAACTGTAGATTCATTTGAGAAACTAGTTCACCAAACGTTTGAGCATCAGCCCCAAGAATATCTAAATTTTGATTATTGCTATTAACAGAGACCGTCGCCGTATAAGACGTTGGATCTGTGCCAGCGATCGCGACATCAAGAGATGCGCTGGTTGATAACGCGGCAATAAGAGGAGTACCAAAACTACCACCGTCAGCGATTGATATACTTGAACCTGGTCCAGTTGAGTCACTTGTAACAACAATACCCGTGTTATTCGTACAAGTAGCACTACCACCAGTCAACGAAGTATTAATCGCATTAGCAATTAATGTATAAGTGCTAACAGAGCCCACACCAAAAAAGAAAATCTCTTGAGGTGTTCCACCGTCGACTGTTACTGTAATGGTAAAAACTAAAGCTGCACTCAAGCCGGTCTGTTTAGTACAAGTTTCACTTGGAACTGGTGAACCAACCCACGAAATCGTTTGTGAACCTCCACCGCCACTATCTAAACCAGTCAAAGATCCACTTGCTACCGCACCACTTAAAAAGTCTACGTCTTGAAATCCAGCTGTTCCGAGAGTAAGGCCTGTGGAAGAAGCAAAAGTCTTCGTTGTGGTAAATGTCACATCCTGAATACCTGATGTATCAAAGTCATTAATTAAACCAGTTGGGTTCGTACCAATATCAGTGTCAAGAGGTGAACCTATATCACCGTTAATATCGACTATTACTGGACCAGGTGTTATAGCGAGAACAGTACCTTCGGATTCAATAGAAACTTGAATTTCTGTTTGTGATGGAACCGTATTATCTAAACTAATAATAAAGTAGAAAACACCAACCGTAACAGGTAGTGGTAATGAATCACTTGACGTGAATACTACACGATCATCGAGTGCTAAAATGCCATTTGTATCATCAACAACAATGGTGTTTATAGGATTTTGTGGTGAACCAACCGAAGGAGAACCAGTGCTTATTGTATTTGTTGTGGATGGAAATACTTCAACGATATCTAGTGTTGAACGCTCACGTTGGAACACTTCAACCTTTGCTCGACCAGTTTTTCTGATTAACGGATCAATTGAAATATCTAATTCTTGAACTGCTGCTAAATCATCCCATTCACTCGGAGGTACATCTGATTTTGTCCAATCATAAAGTCTAATTGTTGACCAGTCTGAAAGTTTACCCCAGTTCTCAATGCGAGCATCTAACGAAAATATATTTATATCGCTGTAAGGGAAATATTCACGTTGAGATGTGTCCCACCACGTTGTTCTAACTTCTGGTACGTTCCAAAACTCAGTATCAACCCATGTATTGTCAAGAGCATCTGTGTAAGACGCCGGATCAACGTTTGTTTCAACGTTAACGATGTTATTAGCTATGTGGTATTGGTTACCGCGACGAGGATCCCAAAATGGAACTTCGTTAACAACACGATCGGCCTTAACATCAATAACCTTAGCCGGATTTTGGGTATCCTCACCTGGATTAATTGTATAAAGACGTAGATCTGGGATAGGTGAACCAAGAGGATCACCAATAAATTCAATTAATCTAGAATTAATAATATTATAATTAGTACCTTCAACAAACGTTGAAACTAACGTAGAGCCACTAACTTCAAGAATAACTACATCATCAAACGGAACATTCGACTCATAATAATATAATGCAACAGGACTTCCAGTTTCTTCAGTTGTTGAAGTTATGGTTTGAACATCAGTAATCTCTGCGTTAAAATAGAAACTTGAATCGTTATCTTCTAATACATTAAGTACGTCTGGTTGATTGAACCAACGAGTTTGGTTTGTGAGAAGAATTCCTTCAAATGTTGATGCAGCAGTTTCTCCAGCTTGTAAGAAGTGGAAACGTTTTTCGTTCTTTTGACTATCAGCAATGACAAGATTAAGAGCTGGATATTCTTGTTCGTAATTAGAACCAAAATCAGCTACCTTATACGCCCAAAATTCATCAACAGAACTATCTTCAAAATTAATAGAATTTGTAAATGCATCGACAGCTTTAACAGAACCTTTGTTTTGAATCATCCCACGCCAAAATAAGAATTTTGATTTCGCATTTAAACCAATATCATCGAGGAATGTTTGCTCAGTTTCTCGATAACCGATTGTTCGACGACCTTGTTTAATAAGGTTTGTTGTCTCCAACACAACATTAGTATCATAAAGATTTTGCATATCGAGAACATTAGATTCAATGTTACGGAGAATTTCATCGTCAGGTGTTAAGAAATAACCACCAATAGCTGGTCTTTGTGTAAACTCGTCTTGACGGAAAAACTGCAAATCAAATCGTGCTGAGTTTAAACCAACAAACGGATCATATATTAATGTTCCATCTTCGGCATAATCATTGAATAGAACTACTGATTCGTAACCGTCTACAAACGCTTGAATGCTTGCTATGTGAAGAGTGTTATACGGTGTTACTTCACTTGTAGGAACACTCGGATTTGGAATAGGATTTGGAACAAAAATTCGAGCAACATTATCCCATCTAAATACTGATATATCTTTACCTGTTAATTGATTTCGATCTTGATCAGTTATAAGCTGCGTGTTTCGAATATCATCTGTTGGCCCATCAACAACATTAGACAGTATGCCTTGAGGTGTTGTTATCCACAAGTTATTTCTAAACGGATTAATTTCAATTGATGGTGTTCTATCTCGTGTATCTGGTGTTAGGAATATACTAACTGTTGCACTACCTCCACCAATTATATTAACAGGAATTCCTATCAATGCATCCGAAGCTGTTAATGCAACCTGTATGATTGAATTTGGAGACCCAGTACTTATAACGTAGTATATTTGATTCTCTACAAGCGGAGTTGGTAATGAACCAATTCCAGCTGAGAATGATACTTTTGTACCTGTTTGCCATGCTGGCACCGAATTATTAAATGTAAGTGTATCGGCAGTGGGATCCACGGAAACAGGATATAAATTTGGTAACACTGTGCGTTGTTGCGGTAACCGGAAAGCTTGATCAATAAATCGTTCTATTTCGATATTCCAACTTACAGGTTGTTGTGTGTCAGGATCTGTTTCAAGAGCGTCTCGATTAACATCCCAACCATCCTCGGAAGTAATTACTGCATAACCATCAACAACATTAATTGGATTTTGAACGCCTATTACGCGTTGAGGTGGAACAAATGAACGAGTAAATCGTTTGTCTAATGTATAATGATTCCAAACACGACTTACAGTAGCACCACCAAGTGCTCTAAATTTTGAAAATATTTGGCCAACAGAAATTTGTCCTGACCCTTCACTAAGAAGAGATATGTGTCTTCCCTCTATTGCATCTTGAACAGTTGAGGCAAGTCGGAAAGTAGTATCATCGATTACAATAATAAAATATATTGTATCTGATAATAGTGGTCCTGGTACCGATAACGTAGATGTTAATTCTATCTTATCACCAGTTTGCCATGGAATTGTTCGATAAGAAGTTGTTAAGAAACCAAAAGTAGCAGGCGACCCACTTAAAGTAGAAGGCGACCCGCCAACGGTAATAGCAGTTCTATCAGTTGATGAATTATACGATATACTAGTTGCCGTATATTGACCATTATTATTAGTTGATTCTGTTACATCGAAAACAAGCGAAGTTGTAAACGCTGCTGATTGATCTCCTTGAAGATAAAAAACACCGGGCGAAACATCTACGTCAATAATGCTAAACTGATAAAATTTAAATGTACTATCAGTATCGTTTGCACGGATCGGATAATTGTTTACTTCGTAGAATGATAACGAACGTGTTGTTGGGAAGAACGTATCAATCTGAAATTCCCATAAGTGTTGAGTATCAAATCGTGCTAGTTTATTTGGCGATTGGAGAACTTTTACATTAAATGCATCAAGGAAAAAATCGTCAATACCAGGAGACCTCTTTAATATTATTTGATAATCACGAGTTGTAATATCAAAGTTTGAATTTGTTAGTTGTAGTGTTTGGGTATCGATAATAGAACCAAACTGATATGTTAATTGTGGTTCCCATGTTTGCCATAGTGGTCTAAAATCAGAGCCAGAAATATCAAAACCACTAAATCGATTGAAGTTTACATACCACTGATTAATACCATCAACAGAAACAACGACGTTATCATTAACAATATCACCATGGAAAAGAACGTCTCTGTGTGAGTAAACCTTACAATCAAGATTATTAACTTGCAATCCATTTACGTCGATAAAGTTTACACCAAACGAACTATGCATAAATCGAACAGGTTGCATCCGGAAACTAACTGTCAAATCGTCATATAGTCTTTGTGATGAGAAATTCCATTGAACGACAACCGGACCACCAGTTTCAAATGTATAGTCAGCACCTGATAATGATATCTCACCTGCAAAATCTGAAAATACAGATCTTATTGTTGATGAACCACCATTGGCTACAAAATCCCAGAATGGTGGAAATAAATCATCTGGTGCAAAACCATCGATTGTACTATCACTAACATTAACAGACAAATAATTCCAAGTAGTGACCTCTCCAGCAATTCCTGTGCTAACGATACCACTAGGAAGCAATTGACCCGCTGGAACTATTCCTAAGCGGATATCCTCCCACATACCATCAATCCCTGCTGGTGAACCAATAGGCGAGCCAGTAATAGGTGATCCTGTTTGTTGTAAATGTTTCCATCTACGTGTTCCATAAATGTCAGGTTCGTCGTTTAGATAAACACCATCCCACCATGTAGGCTTATTTGTATATCCTTGAAGGATCCACGGCTCAAGATGTGGATAAGGTGTTCCATAAAGGTTTTGATATACATCTGTCCACCACCCGTCAGTTACACCTTGAGGTGATCCAACCCTTGGAGGAGTTGTAATAATAGATGATGTATAGTTCCACGTGAAGGCGTCAGATGCTACAAAAAACTGATCAGCACTAAATGCGTCATCAATTTCAACGTCACGTAAGAAACTACCGAATGCTTCTTCAAAGTACACATTAGCTCGATCCGTATCAGTTTCTGTTGTATCGCCAGTTGGACACGAGATATCGTTTGTTAGTACTGAATCAACATCAAAATCAAGTGTTGTTAAATCAGGCGCCGCATCGAATAGTCGTTGTTCAATTTCAAGTAATAGATTAACAAGAAGATCATCAAAATCAATTTCGACCCACGCTTGAGTAATTATACCTGCAGCAGGAGATCCGGTTTCAACAGGTTGCCATGTTAAATCAGCTTGAAGAGCTCTTAAAAGATCTGTACTGTTATCATACCATAATGATCCTATTGGAACTCCATTAGGTGGTGTTAGGGCCACAGAGGTAACTTCGAAACGAAATAATGTTCGTGTTGCACCTATAACAGAATACCAATATATTCCTGGACGAGGAGTTAAAATAGCGACTAAGTCATTATAATCATCTGGGGGAGTTGTACTCTGTTGAGTACCAAACGTTTCATTCTCTACTCGTGTATCTGGTGTATTCAATAATGTTTGAATAATACTTTCACGTGTGGATGATGTTAATGATGGTTGAGAACGATGTCCATCGTGATGAACAAGCTGGTCAATACTAAGGGTATCGTCTTCAACAATATATGGTTGATGTTTAAATCCTAAGCCAACAAACGGTAAAGTAGCTGGCCAGTTTTTAACACCAAACTCTGGACTACCTGCTATGAATGCATTTGTATCGCCGAAGACCAATGAAAGAAAGTCGTTGAGTTCGTAAGTAGTAATAACAGAATCGTTAATCGTTCCTTGAAAATCTATAATACTAGCTGTTGACGTATCGACCAAGAAAGAGGATAGGTTTCGACGGTATAATTCTTTTATTGTGTTAAGAGAATTTTCATATTGATCGTGTGCAAAGTCAATGACACCTAATGGAGTCACATTATTGACAAATGTTGACGAAAGGAACGTGTCATAACTATCGTTATGTTCTTTAATTCGTCCACCTATACCAAAGTTTATATCTTCGTGTAGATATGCTTGATTACCTGATAATATAACACCAGGAAAATCGTTTTGTCCATTAAGAATGGTTCTAAAGTGTGTAATAATTTCCGGGAACGTTACATGTTGTCTGTTTTCGTGTTCAACATTAAAGTATAATTGATCTGGAATTTCCCAAGCACCGTCCGAACTACCAACTGTTATTGGTGGAGAGCCAACAACCGCCATATCGTTAACAAACGAAGGAACATACTCTTCGTCATTTAAACCTTTTCGCCATATTGATAGATTCGTTCCAGAAACATCAAGATACGTAAATAACACCGGACGTGGAAGGGTATCAGAATTAATAAGTAAATTCTCAAATGCATAATCGACTGTTGTCGTACCAACAATTCGTAAATTTATGTCCGTGTTTAGATCTAGTGTTTGGTCTGTCCGCCATTTAAAGAGAGGATTTGCTTCAAAGATTGGCTCACCTTTACAATCAAAAACATCGAATAGTGGATATTCATTATCTTCTGTTTTTAGTTGATCAACTTGACGATATTGAACAAGGCTAACAGTCTCTGGTTGAGATCCCAACGGAGAGCCCGTTTCGTTAAAAAGAGTATCGCTTTCAATTGTTCGAACCGCAATGGCTGCTCGTCCAATATCTTCAACCGCTTGTGCACCAACTGTAATTGAGAGAGTATCAAACTCAGCAAGATTAAACGATAATGTAATACTATCAACAAATCCATCACCAACACCTACAAGAGGCGATCCAATTCCTGTATCAAGTTCTGTAAACGTTCCATAGACTTGTTGATCATTATGAACAACTCGGACAACAGATTCTCCTATAGGTGCTCTTAAAAGCATCTGTGGATCAAGAGGGATAGACGTTCCCGAAGGAACTCCACCTGGAGCAATCGTTGGAAGAACTGTATATTCCATTGTAAGAACGTATGGGTTGGTACCATAGCCTACCTGTAAATCAACAGGAGCGCTTGTGAGATATTCACCGACTCCAGGTATAGACACTGGAATCGATAGGAAATTAAGATCTGCTTGTGTATTTTCTGTTGGTGGAGGTGATGCGACAGGTAGTAATTTACCTGTTGCTGGCTCAACACCAGGTTCTGTATCATCCAACAACCAATGTTCGTGGTATGATCTCCAAAGATCACCCATCGACGTTAGCAATGGAACCAGTTGTCCACCAGACCCCACCGTTGCAGGAGAGCCAACCGACGCAGCGCTTTGGTTAGCAGACGAAAAAGTTTCTTGTATAAAAATAACTGTTGCTAGTTCATTACCACGTGTTGTAGAAGTTGTTGTGTACGAAGAGGATGCAACTGTGTATGGTCCGTTGTTGTTGGTATCCAGTGTATCATTTTCAATTGTAAACTGATATCCAAGAACAAACTTGCTTGTTTGATCACCATGTTCTGGAGACAGAGTAATTTCATTAAGCACAGGTGAGCCAACACCAAAGTTGATAACATAGTTAAATGGTATTAACTCATTAAGTGTCGGCTTCGTTGTAGAAAGAGGAGATCCAGTCGCGGCAGCAAAACTAAAAGAACTTGATTCACGATACTTCCAAGCATAATCTGTAAACGTCCAACGATTAAGTTGAACAGAAAAATCATATTCAATAATTGGTAATGTTGCTTGCTTTGCTATAGAAAAACTAGGAATGTGGTTTTTATGATACCAGACATTTTCATCTGTCCACGGATTTGATTCAATGTCACAAGTTGAAGTATAGTCCCAAAAATGGGTTCCTTCAACCGTAGCGACAATTGATGCAAAATTATTTTGAACAACTTGCCACGCTGGTGAACCAGAACCAAGAAATTGTTTTAGTTGATTTGAAGAAGTGTCATACCAAATTGATGCATCGTCCGGCCCGAGAGGTGAGCCTATTAAACTACCTGGATTGTTTGTAATCCACAAAGCCTCTGTTGGATGAGAAATTGCTGTCAGTAATCCAGATGACCATAAAACTGTACCAGTTTGGTTATCATCCCACAATGCAAAGTCCCAACCAACATCGTCGCCACAAGCACATTGTTTTTGTGCTTGTAGAACTTGTAGATATACATCGAGTGAAATATCACCATTAACTGGTGTTGTGCTCGCAATCGTTTCGTCAACTGTAATCGTTGTTCGATCAAGTGTTACGTCATACGTTGATGACGCCGCTGTGAAGAACGTTAAGTCGATCGCTGCGTTTGTACTGTTTGTTACGAAGAAGACAAAACCATCTGTGAAAACATCAGATAAATCTCCTTCAATAATAAATGAATTAGATGTAAGACCAATAATCTCCTGTAGATCACCAAACGTATCTATCGTTTCTTGGAATGCTTCAACACGTTGCGTAGCGTCAATACATGGATTTTCGATTGTGATATATTGGGGATTTGAAGTTGGATTATCTGGATCAAACCAAAAATAATCTCGAAAGTTTACAAGTTTATCAATATCAATTGGAGGAGCCCAATTAAATTTTAGTGCATTACCCCATAATGGTAAACGACAAGTATCAATGCCAAGACGCTCAACCTCGTTAAGAATATCTACATATGATGCTAAGTGGTTAATATTACCAATTTGAGCAAAAAGCAGTGGTTGTAATTGAAATGCTTGTCGGTGTGGTGTTGGTTCTTGAATTTGGCGTCGCCGCGCCGCATCTTCAAGAGGTTCACCTGCAAACCCGTCAATTAATACAATTTGTGGTTTTGACAAATACCTATTGAACACATCCTCGAAAACAGCCTCATTAGTCTCAGACTGAAATACTTCTGGAAGAAGTTCATATAGATTTGTTCTTGGATCTAAGTAATCCGATTTTTTTACCACGTATTGTAACCTCAAATATCACACGACCTTGAGTATTTATAAGGTGTACAACTAACGAAAATTCACGGTTTTTAGGGTATTAAGTAGGGTCCTGTTGAAGGACATCAGACGTTAATGATGTGACAATGAGTATATCATCGACGTCTATATCGGGTTGGAAGACTTCATCTTCACGAGCCTCAACCTGGAATAAATCACCAAATTGGTTTGCTGGTAGGGTCGGAACCAAAACAACTGAATCAATATCTGAACCAAGATCATTATGAATCGCTGTTGATAACTCTGTAAAATAGAATGTTTCACCAAATTCCCAAACATCAATATTAAAGAACTCTCGAACAACATCAACGATGCGAGTCTTAATTTGGTTATCAGTTAAATCAGTTAAAGGATTTTTTACAACTTTAAATTCAGCTCGTAGCTGTACTTCTGCTTTATTACCAAACAATAAACGAATAACACCTGTACGAAGTACAACAGTATCAGATATCATCTTATTTTCAAGTAGTGATGCATAATCACTACGTAACTGAAGAGGTGTTGGTGCGGCTGGTTCAATTGCTGTTACTCCATTAACCCAGTTCTTTAGAGACTCAATGTAACCGCGAGTGAGCAAGAAAATATCAATAATATTTGACGATGCTGGATCAACCAAATTACGATTTGGTGTATAGTGGAACCATGCAAAATTATATGGTGTTGTTAGTGCGGTAGTGCGACTTGGAGCAATTAAATCATTTACGTTCATTATGCTGCCATCAATTGTTTTACAAAAATCAGGAACAGCATCTGTGTTATCGTCTTCAGGAATTACTGACAAGCGATTAATATCAGGCAAGCCATTCTCATCGTTTTCTTGTTGTAAGATAACAAAATTAACGTTACCAGGTAAAACTGCACCTGCTGCAATTTCTGTTGCACCACAAGCATCGGATGTATCATAATCTGGATTTACGTTAGCTTGAAGAATAATGATACGATCAAGTTTACTATTTAACGCATCAAATGTAACAATCTGGTTACCGTCATTAGTATCCCAAAAACGACTTGATTGACTTTCAGCGACTAATCTAAATGTCTTCCATATTACTGTCCAACCAATTGTTGAATCAAACGTTACCTGAATAATACCCTCAGTAGCATATTCGGCCCATTCAGTAGGTGATCCTAATGGACCAGCTGGATTGTTAGCAACGGATGGTGAGCCAAAACCACCGACAGCCTCATAATATCTTCGTGGCGAGCCAGCAACCCAAACAATATATCCATCTGGATATGCAACAGGTTGTGGTGATCCATGTGATTGTGCTCCCCACTCAGCTGTTGTTGGAGAACCAGCATCTGTTAAAGGTGATCCACCACGAACATAATTTGGATCTTTTAGAGGATTCCAAAGTGGATCTGTACCCGTTGGTGGATTTGTTAATACAAGATTATCTCCATTAACATCTTCACCACGTTTAATTTCCCATGCATCATCAACGATTGAATAAAATAAATGATATGTAGTTGGGCTTGAAAGAACTGCACTTGTTAATGCTGTATCAATTGCTGTTCGTTCGGCAGCTGTAAATTCTCGACGGACATCAAAATACTCAACACCTTCACTGTTAAGAATATTCGAAAAATCAGCCGTCGAGAGAATAGGCTCAATTAAACTATCAATTACTATATCAACTGAAGTTGATACGTTTGCGGTTGTTGATGCTTCGTCTGTATTATAATAAAGCAGCAAATCATTACCAAAAATCTTTACGTTCTCGTATGTTTCACTTGGATCGTGCCACGCAATAAACTTTGAATCACCAGCAAATGTTCTGTTAACTGCTCGTAGCTTAGCAATGGATGGATCTTGCAACAAAAATGTATTATAGTCTTGTGCATTGACCATTCGATCCTGTGTATAATATACGGAAGGAGCGGTGCGACGGATGTGGTCGAGTGTTTCTGTTGCGGCTGCATTCTGTAAAGTATTAATCAACGAGAACGTAAAAGTTACGGTTTGGACATTACCATTTACATCTGTATATGTGAACGTCGCCACCTGACCTTGAATTGTGTTTTGTGGAATAACAACCGGATCTGTTAATGATGTTCTATTCCAAAAATCAAAAGTACCAGAAGGAATTGTTGCAAATTCCCCGTCACCGAAAATAACACGAACACCATCTTGATCCAATGTTTCAATTTCAAATTTGTCACGTGTTTCGGTCGTATTAAATATAATGTTTTGGGAAGTTGTTATATCAACTTCTTCCCACTTCGTTACTGTTTCACCAGTATCAGAGTCGACATTATTAATCCAAACATCAGTATCATTAATACCAACATTAGCAAGAGCGAAAGTTTGATTTGGCGTAATACCATCGAAAGACGATGTTTGTCGACTAAGTCTGCCTTGTTTGACGAAAAACATAAAGCCTGTCGTATCAGACCCATCACCTAAACCATCAGCTGCATGCGTGATCGACGTGGGGCGACTACGTTCGGGACGTCGTTCAACTGGTCCAAACTCAGTCAATGCCTGTGGAACGATTTCCATATTAATTGATCGACCAGAAACCTGTGTCGAGAAACTCTGAACGCCCGATATTGTTGGAATGTTATCTACATCATATAACTCAAATACAACGTCTTCTACTTGGATACGTTCTTCAGGAGAGACAGAACCAAACGGTTGTTGTAGTACTCGATTAATAATTAGAATGAACTGATCTTTCCAATTAGAATTATTTCTATCGTTCCATCGAATACGAACATTAGCAAGATTAACACCACTAGCGTCTGTAATCAATTCTGTTGTTTGTATTGATTGTATTTTTGCAAGACCACGAGCTGGAATGTTTCTTGAAGCCTTATAAGAAATTAGTTTTGCAAGACGAAGGACAGACTCTTTTCGTTGAGCCGTCGTCAAGAAGTTTTCGTGAGCGTTTAAGTCAAGTCGATAAGCAAGAAGTTCAGCAGAGTATGCAAATAATTCAAGAATAGCAATAAATTCACTTGACTCGATATAATCATTAAAGTCTTCAGGAAAGTACAACTTGATGTACTCAATCATGCTTTCTTTGATTGTTATGAAATCAAACGCAGAAAAGTTTACTTGCTGGAAAACCTCATAGGCTCTCTCCCAACTCTCTGCTCTGCTAATTATTCTACTCATTTATGTTCCAAATTCTATATTTAAATTCATTAGTTCTACTACATCAAGTTCTACACATCGAATACGAATACCAGCGGTTATGGAATTACCATCTGCATTTTCTATAATATCTAACTCAATCAACTCAACGCGTGGGTCATAATCCATTACCAATCGTAACTCTGACTCAAGTGTTTCGAGTGTTTCCTCATCTAGTGGTTCAAAAACTAAATCAGGAATACTTGTGCCAAAACGTGGCATCATTACACGCTCACCGCGACGAGTAAAAATGTGATTTAATAAATCAAGTTTAATCAATTCGACGTCATTAATTTTGAACGAACCTGTCTGTTCAAATTCAAATGATGAATATCCTCGATATAATCCATTGCTCGCTGTCATTTAGTACTCCTCTGCATATTTATCAAAGGTACCTTCGCGTTATCTGCGCCAGTTTTTGCCGCGTGTAATCTCTTCTAATTCTTCCGAACCTGTTCCGTCTTCTTTTGTTACGCGCCCTCTTATGCCTACTTTAGTACTTCTATAGTCATCTAGCTGTGTATCAATCGTTGTATCATCGAGTGTATCAGAACGAGCCCATGGTTCATGATTTGGTACTCTATTTGTATAAAATGCTATATCTGGTTCGGCATCGGCTGCCGGTCCGGCGGCTTCAGCACTTGTACCACCGTTGAGCTGAACTTGTGAGCCCTGAATATTAGCATTTCCGCCAGCTGCTAATATATTAACATCACCACCTGATTTGATGTGTGCAACACCTATGCTTTCAAGTTTTAGTGTGTCACCTTTCACGTTTACAGTACCGCGCGTCGCGTCTAACGAAATATCTTCACCAGACTTAACGTGTAAAGTTTTTGAAGTTTGGAAATACATATTACTACCAGCTCTGATTCGAACCGCCTCTGTTGTGTCCACCTCAATATCTTTTTTAGCGTCAATCTGAATACCAGCATCTGATTTTAAATGTATACCAGCCTTTGCATACACTCGGAATGATCGATCTGACGTGAAATTAATATCTTGTTCAGCGTGAGCACTAATTTTACCGGATGTATAAATGTCGATATTTCCTTGTTCATCCATTTCAATCCAATTTTCACCTCGAGCTGTTGCTAAATAAATTCGTTCGTTTGTATCGTCAAAAATAATCTGATGTCCACCAGTTGTTCGAATACGAACTCGACAATTTTCTTGTCGATCGTCCATTGATAAAGCATGAAATCCTGGTGACACGAGAGCTGTTACATGATTATCTAAGTTTCGTGGCGTTAGTTTTGTAAATTGATCGGGAGCGATCTGACTTGTCTGATATCCTTGACGACTACCTTTAAATGGTGTTCCATCAGAATTTATACCTTCAATATCTATTTCTGAAGCAGTATCTTGATCATCTTCAACTTCGGATAGCGTAACTTCGGCCTGTCCTAAACCCAACCCCGCAGCTTGAAAATCTGCAGCCCGTGTTTGAAATTCAAAATTTTCACTACCGTCGTGGTCAGCATCAAATGCTTTTCTTAAATTTGTGTGTAACGGTTCAATATTATCTTCGAACGTTGTAAATGGTCCAACTGGTTTTTCTGAATCTGATGGAAGATTCTCATTATCTTGATATGAGAATCTACCATGAGGCAATGTATGAGTAGCTAAATTCGTATGAAGACAACCAACCCAAACACGAGTCTGTGGATTGCCATCAAGGCACATAATTAGAACTTGAGAATTAACTTTTGGAATGGCCCACATGCCATAAGCAGTTGGTCCTGTAACTTGTGTATCGTCTTCACCGCGTGTGCCCGCCTGTACCGTTCCGCCAAACGGCGTCGCATATTGAGCCCAAGGAATATCAGTAATTAAAGAGTTCCTAGGATCGTTTAAACCAATACACTGTGCACGTACCCTTCCCATTTGTTGTGGATCGTTAGTGTCAACAACAATACCGATGGTAATACCATAGAAGGCCCATTCTTGTGGTGTTAGGTGTGCTTGTCTAGTAAAAAATGACATTATGTATCGTTTGTATTCGCAGCTTTTGCTCTTGAAGTTGTTGGAGCTTCTTTTTCATCACCACTCGTTTGCGATTCGGTGCTGCCTTTCTCGTCAGGTGGGATGCCACATTCTGTTATATCTGTTTCTTGTTTGTCTAAGAGAAGAGATTCATTTGGTAGACTCAACAAATGTAAATCTTGAGTGAACTGTCCATCATCAAATTTGTGATCAATGCCATACAAGTAATAATACCCGTCGTACCAAAACGGTTTTCGACTAAAAGACTCCCGTGAGGAAGGTGTATCATTTGTTGATGGCATAAAAATATTTACCTTAACAAGTCCTGGAATAAAATCCCAGTTTTGCATTATTGTTGCTTGTTTTGTTGGATCATTTTCATCCACAGGAGCCCGTCGATCTCTGTCCGCACCACGCTTGTTAGTCTGACTCATTAAATATGGATTGCCGTGAATGGTAAGCATTGCTGCTACGCTTTCAAGAGCTGCATGTTTAGAAAGCATCGATTGGTACAATGTTGAGTCTTGCGCACCCCGAATATTTTTTGTCCTAACGTTGTTTTCGTTTGTAGAAGGGAAAATGGGAGTTTTGGAACGAATAAGAACAGCTGGTTTTGGTGGCTCGACATCATCAGCGGTAGCGTTTGTTCGAGATACGTCTGGATTTCCTTTAGCACTTTCGTTTGCAGCAATTGATCGTGCATTATCAAGTTCAGTTCCCGCAATTTGATTAGTACCAGTGCCAATAGTATTTGTTGAAGCGATCGTTTGAAGAAACGCTAATCCCATCTCCATTTTTAAATCAAAATTAATTATGTCTGTATTTTTTCCTGAAAACAAATAATCAAATTCTATTAAATTATCCTTTATGGCTTGAGATGTTACTTTGTCCGGTGAGTCATCGTTTCTATTTAACACTAATTCCACGACCCGGTTAGTTACTTCGGCGTGACGACGAACACGATATACTACCTGAATGATATCCTTTTCGAAGGGACTGTTACCGAGCGGGTTAGAAGTTCCTTTACCTACCATTGTAATTTCCGAATGAATTTTCCAAGTATATTTTGTGCCATCCTCATCACCTTCAGTCCGATCTTTAAGAACCCGACTACAACGATCCATTATATGTCGAATAGCTTGTTCAACTGTTGACTTCATACCAAATTTAAGGGCACCTGTGCCTGTTACCAGATCCCTTTCCTGATCTGTCCAACCATCAATTTCGTATACGTCATCGGTATACGGGTCTTCCATAACAATTGCATATTCAACTAATCTAAACTCATCTAATTTTGTTGTGTCGAGATCGCTATAAGCTTTTTTCAACGCTTCAATAACACAATTTCTGTTTCTTACTGATTTATCGTTCATTTGACGGATTAACTCAGCCATCGAAGTTGAAAGCTTTGCATCGGTTGGTGTGAAAGTGATGTCTTGTGCGACTCGACTAAACTGAGGAAAGCGTGCAGCTCCATTATTGGCCCCAGCAAAAGAAATTTCATACACGCCACCTGTATTGCTAAAGGTACCGGTGACATCATATATCATAAATTCCAAGGGACGAAGATCAGTAATATAATCTGAAAACTCTGTTCTGTTTACAACATCAATACCGTGACCAACAAAAATAGTTTTTAGCATCCAAATAACGCCAGTGGGATCGGACTGAAGAAGATCACAAGCTCCGTTAAGTGCATTCATAAAACGAATGCCACGCGGTTCTTCAACTGTCATTTTACCCTCTACCGCAATCGATGTAAATTTGTCGTGTTTATCTGTTGAAGCTGCCGTTGCAGTAAAATACTCGACGTCTCGGATAACAAAAGCCGTGTCGATCATACCATTAAGAATAACAACATATGAGCCAACCCCAACCTTCTCTATTTTACCGGTTGACTCAGCAAGCTGATCAACAGAAATAACTTTATTTTCGTCAGTAATTACAACTGACTGCGCTTCATTCAAATCACGAAAAACACTTAACCGATTTGATTCACGAATGTACCGAGCCGCCGCTTCATTATCACAGGCAATGAGAATGTGGTGGTAAGAGTATGTTCTATATTTTGCTAGTATATTTTGTGGATCAGACATTATTTATTATTGTGACGAACGATTCGGCGCGCCTCCTGTAGGTCTATTTAGCATATCAAAAAATACCCTATCAGGTGTTGGTAAGCGAATTTCAGTACCCGCTCGTAGTTCTAAATTAAGGTCAGCAATATTATTAAATTGAAGCACGAGCCAAGCTAATTCAGCTTTGCCGTATACATCTGTTGCAATTATATCAGGCCGACGATCTTGTCGACTACTAATTGTAATAAACAAATCGTCATCATC